TTTTTATCTAAGATAATAAGTGTTGGTACACTTATTATTTTATATTTGCTAAACATATCTGGATCATCTGAATAATCATATGTAATGTATTCTACATTATCATTTTCTTCATTAATCATATTTACAATAGAATCAACTACTTTAGATGGTTGGCACCATACTGCTCCAAATCTAAGTATTTTTAATTCCATATATTGTTTTCCTTTAAAAATTTTACAATTTTAGCTACTGTAACTTTATCTGTACAAGTAGCTTCCAGGCTTTCTATAAACTGAATTAATTGACTATTTGTTAATTCTTTCATTTTGATTAGTTTTAAATTCTAATAATATGTCATACATATCTTCTAAAGTAACATTTATTTTTTCTAAAATACCTCCTAATTTTTCAATATTAGTTATTAGTTTAGGTATATCTGATGTAATAAGTTTTTTACCCATCATTGTTTCATGTAGTTCTGGCATAAGTTTTATTCTTTTAGTTTAAAATTTTCATTATAAAATTCATCACTAACTATATCTTTTATATGTGATAAAGCTATTGCATTTCCTACTAATTTATTATTTTCTTTTGTATAAGTCTGCATAGCTTTAGGAAATCCATATGAACCTCCTTCAACTAACATATTTAATACATTAGTAAAAAATTTTTCATTTTCTTTTATTTTATAATCTTCCATATTTATATTTTTAACATCTTTTATTTTTTCTTTCACTTTGCGTTTTAATATGGTGACATGAATTTTCTCCATTAGCACATAATACTTGCAATCCTCCAGCTTCACAAAATAGTCTTTCAACAAATTCTGGAAGGTCATAACAACAGTTAAGCGCACCAGCAGGTATAATGTGGTCAACGGCTATATCTTTATCTTTAAACCATTTTTTACAATAGTTACATTGAAATTCCCACTTTTGTCTTTTCAATGGTCCTGCATATATTCTTCTAGCATTTTGTTTACATTCTGAAACTGGTTTCCACCATCTTGACTTCTGTCTTAATGCTGATCTTATAAATGACCAAAATGCTGCTTCTGTCATTGTACCAGAATTTCTAGTTTTAGATACAGCATTTTTTCTTGTTTTTACAACTTTAGATTTTCTAGCTTTTGCCATTTTCAAATGATTTATTTATTAGAGGAACAAAAGTATATAAAACTTTCTTAACTCCATAATCTTTAATACTATCACTTATATCTTTACTGAGTGGTAAATAAAATACATTAAACCCATAAAGTTCTTTATATTTCTGCATAGATGTAATACCTGGTAAATCATTATCAAAACATACAGATATAGACTTATAAGATTCCATAAGTTTAACTATTTCCGATTTAGGAATAAATGTGTTTTCACTATCAGCAGCTATACAATCTATTTTAACACCGAGACTTTTGATAGACATAATATCTTTAAGACTACTAGTTATAAGCAAATAAGAATGATTTTCACATTGCTCAAGACCTTGTATATAAGATTTTACTTTTATAAACTTCTTTTTTTTATTTTTTGGTTGATAAATTTTATAGAGTGTACCATCATTTTTAAAATATCCATATAAATAATCACCAGATATAGTAATGCTTTCTGTCCTACCATCTTCTTCTTTACTCATAGTGTATTTACTAAGAGGTTTAACATTATATTTATTTAGAATAGTAGTTCCAATATTATATTTTACCCAAAAGTCTCTATCTAATATATTCCATGTTTTTATAATAAAGTCTGTTACTTTAAACTTAGCATATTCATTAATTTTTACATCTGATTTATGATTATTCTTAATGTATTCTTTATAATCGTTAATAAGTTTAAAAGCAGCTTCACTAAATGTTAGATTATACAGATACATAAGTAGATTGGCACCTTCACCAGATTTACCACTAGAAAAATCTTTAAATTTGTATACGCTTTTTATTTTATCATAATAAATACACATGCTTGGGATCTTATCAGCATTATTAAACATACTTTTTATTTTAACATCCTGACCATTTAATTTCTGATTAAGGTTGCAATAATGCTCAAATATCCATGTAGTTGGTACGTCTTTATAATCTATTATTATATTTTTGGTTGTTAGCATGGTTTAAAATTAAAATAAAAATAAAAGGGGGATGTTACTCCCCCTTTTATTTACAAACAATTAACAATTAAAACATATCAAAGTCGCTACTCTTTGTCTGTGGTTCAAAATCAGAAACATTTTCAGATTGCTTCTTTTTTTCTTTTATAATGTGTTCAGCTTCATTAAAAGTAATTACAGCATTATCATCCATTGCAAATCCAAATTTCTTATTTGTTACTTTTGGAATAAAACAGTCATAAGCAGTATATCCATCTTTATTGCTATATTCTTTACCCGCAATACACCAATTTAAATAAATATCATTACAAATTACAGGTTTTGCATTAATTACAAATTCTTCAATAGTATCACCTTCTACTTCGTTGATAGTATCACTAATACCTTGTGCTTTTGCTAATGTCAAAATAGCTTTTAAAATATTCTCATCTCTATCAACTTTAATACCAGAAGGAAGTGTTTTAGTTTCAAAAGCATATTGAGAATATCTTATTCTACCTACTTGACCTTTATGTTTTCCTTGAGATTCATCTTGAGAGTTAATAAAGAAACCTTCAAAGTTTTCAATAGGTTCTGTTTCAATAGATAATATAAGATAATAACTTCCTTGATTATATCCAGGTTTCAAAGAAATGTCATAAATTTTACCCTTAATGTTTCCAGGGTTAATAGTTTTGGAAAGTCTTCCTTCCGAAATTTTGATGTTTTTTGTGCTTAAAGCCATTTTTTTAAAATTTAATTGTTAATGTTTAATTTTCGTATTCGTGAATTGTTTTTATTACTAATTGTAAGTCATTAGGAATTATAGAAGATGAAAACATATCCTTTGGTGATTTACATGTATTATCACCTGAATTTTGTGTTTCAAATATATAACTGATCTTACCATCTTTGTCTTTTTTTGCTTTACAAAATAGTACAATTGTAAATAATCCTTCTAATGTAAGTTTTTCATCTACAAGTCGTCCTATTGTTTTAGCTTTATATCTTTTTCTGTTTTCAATATCAGTGCCTTCTTCAACATGAGTAAGAAAGAAAACCATTAAGTTATCTCTTAAAGTCATAGGAAGTCTTGAAATTCTTGCTAATGTTGCACCAATTTGAGTAAATTTTTCAAAACCTTTTTCTTCTGCTCTATCAAAAAATTCGAAAGAAGAAATGTATTGAAAATCATCAACGATTAGATTTTTAATTTCAGGTCTTTTTTCTGACACATATTTCATACATGCCTCAATAGATTTAGGATCTGGTGATTTGAAAAGATTACCTGTAGGATTGTCTTTTGTCCATTCAATATAATTTTTTCTCCATCCTTTAAAAGATAAAGGTTTACATGAAACGTTAATAATAAATGTTTCTTTTGGATCTAATAGTTCGATGCTTGTAGTTTTGCCAGATCCAGACTCTCCTACAATTAATATTCCTTGTGCCATCTATTTTTTATTTATTTCTTGAATTAATTTATTTAACCATTTTTTTTGTGAAACTGGTAACTTCCATTGAATAGCTGCATGATCTCTAATGGTAAGCTTAGACATTAATGCATCTTCCAATTCATCTTCTGTTTTATAAATCTCTTCGTCAAAAGGAAGAGCTTGTGTTACATTTGGTTTTAAAACTTTATTTAAATCTACTTTTTCAAAATCTTCCAAAGGTACAAAATATTTACTGTATTCTCCAAACTGACCCGTGTAAGATTTGCTAAAATATTCGTTAATGCATTCTACATTTCCTCTAAACTTATAAAGAGTTCTTTCAGAATCCTTAGGAGACATATCATCATTTATAAGCTCCATATAAAAAACGGGAGCTGTAAGTTCTTTTTTGTATAAAGAAACATGAATCTCATTGTTCCAAGTAAACATTGTACGTGGTTGAAAAAGTGGATTTATTTCCCCTAACATATCAAATGCAGGTTGATGATATTTTTTAATTTGTTCATTTACTATCTTCCTATCATCTGAAGTAATAACTGTTTTTGTTGATAAGCTCATTATGGTATTTTTTTAAACATTATTTTATTTGTGTTTGGTGTTGGTGCTTCTTGCACTTCAAAATATTTAAGTTCTTGTTTAAAGAACAACATACATTGTTCACCAAACCTATTCTTAATAAGATGAAATACCACCATACCGTCTTCAACTTTAATTTTTTCAGGACCATATTCGGATATACCCATTAAATCTGGTCTGTTTATTAGAATTACAGCATCTGCATTTTGCATTAATGCATCTGCTCCAAACAAATCAGAAGATGTTGGATAATTACCTACAGTACCAGATTGTCTTCTAGTGTGATCTTCTATTGTTCTATTCATTTGAGAAAGAACAATAAACATACTATCTGGTATTTTTTTCTTAAGACCTACCATTTCACTAGAAAGATTATACAATGCTTCTATTTGACTTACTTCATCTATACTTTTTTTGACAAGAATAGAATGATCTAAAGTCACAATAATAGGTTTTTGTACAGCAGCATAAAATCTTAAAACTTCTCTTGAAAATTCTTTAGCTGTAAGAGGGTCTGTAATATAGTATATCTCATCATTACATTTCTTATTGTAATAGTTTTCTATGTCTTGTATTTCAGTGGGAGAAAGTTTATCAGTAGGATGAGCACTGAATATCTTTTTCATATCCATGCTTAGAGGTTTAGTTAATTCTCTTGCACCAATTACTCTATCACCCATTTCAAACTGAAAATTTAAAACAGCAAATTCTTGTCCAGGATTATTAAAATGTGCCATATTAGTGATTTGACTCACTACACTTGTTTTACCCGTACCCGGTCTACCACCAATAATGTAGATACTACCCCACTCAAGACCATCCATTAAAACATTATTTAATTTAGACCACGGTGTTCTTACAGAACGTATAACACCAGCTCTTCTTTTCTTGATATAATTAAGAGTCTCTGCTCTTATATCTGATACGTGTCTCCATTTTTTTATTATTTGTTCTTGTCCATTCATATTAATATATTTTATACATATTTACGTCTGTTCTGTCAGATGGATTTTCACCATTTTCTATTCTCTCATAATATTCTAATATGGGGTAA